CTAAATATGAATGAAGTGGAGGCCATTACAGGCCTCCACCATAGAGGATGACATGGCAAGAAAAGTTAAGCCCGCTAAAACTACTTCAAAGAGACAATCAAAAGCCGTTGTTGCTAAACCTAAGCAAGAACTGATTGAGGGTGATGGCTTCTTCGGTATCGAATTTCCAAAAACAAAGAAAGAAAAGAAAGCTCAAGAAAAGAATCGTTCATTTGTAACTCCAACAAATGATGATGGTGCAGTTGTTGTCGAAGGTGGCCTGTTAGGCACTTACATTGACATTGATGGTACTGTTAAAAACGAGTTTGAATTAATCACTCGTTATCGTGAGATGTCTTTACATGCTGAACTTAATACAGCTATAGATCAAATAACAAATGAAGCTATTGTAATTGAAGATACTAAACCACCAGTTGAAATAGATTTGAGTGAAGCTGATCCAGAAATACTACCAAAAAGTGTTGCTAAAAAAATAGAAAAAGAGTTTGATGTTGTTTTAAAATTGCTTGATTTTGAAAATCAAGGATACGAAATATTTAGAAAATGGTATATCGACGGCCGATTATATTATCATGCTGTACCTACAGATGGTGATGAGAATGAAGGAATTAAAGAAGTTCGTTATATTGATCCAAGACAAATCAGAAAGATTCGAGTTATTGAGAGAGAAATAGATGAACCCACTGGGACAGAAATTGTAAAGATTATAGATGAATACTACGCATACAATCAAAGAGGTATTCAATATCCTCAAGGGATGACTAGCTATGGTGGTGTTATTAATGCAGGTCAAGGCAGTTCAGTTACAGGAATTAGAATCAATAAAGACGCAATAACATTTGTTCATTCTGGTATTACTGATAGATACTCATCTACAATTCTTTCACACTTACATCAATCAATAAGACCTTTAAATCAACTTAAGATGATGGAAGATGCTTCTGTTATCTATCGTTTAGTAAGAGCACCAGAAAGAAGAATATTCTACATTGATGTTATGGACTTGCCAAAGACTAAGGCAGATCAATACATGCGAGAGATGATGCAGCGTTATAGAAACAAATTGGTTTATGATGCTGGCTCCGGCGAAGTTAGAGATGATAGAAGATATTCTACTATGATTGAAGACTTCTGGCTACCAAGAAGAAATGGCCAGAATGTTACCCAAATTGATACGCTACAAGGTGGCGAAAATCTTGGAGAAATAAGAGATATTGAATATTTCTTACGCAAACTTTATAAGTCTTTGAACATTCCACTTGGTCGTTTAGATCCTAATAATGCTTTCAATGTCGGGCGAGCATCAGAAATAACAAGAGATGAAGTAAACTTTGCTAAGTTCATTACTAGACTAAGACTTCGTTTCTCAATGCTATTCGATTCGTTGCTTGAGAAACAATTAATCTTAAAGAAGATTATAAGCAAAGACGATTGGCCTGATGTTAAACAACAGATTTGCTATAAGTTTGCTAAAGATAACTTCTTCTCTGAACTAAAAGAGAATGAAATATTGAAAGAGAAGATGGCCGTACTTGCTATGGTAGATCCATACGCCAACAAGTATTTCTCTGTTAATTGGATTAGAAAGAATGTCTTACATCAAACCAAAGAGGACATTGAAGAGATTGACAAAGAGATTACGAAAGAAGAGGATAAATATCCTCCAGTTAATGGGCCAAACGCTGTTATTGGGGTTCCAGGGAATAAACAACCTGGTGCTAGTTCAGGGCCACCTAAAGGAACTGGTGGAAATGAGATAGCTGGTGGTGCTGATAATAACGGCACACCTCCTGATGACGATATAGGAAGCATATAAAGGATAAATAATTCTATGGAAAATAATGTAAAGAATATTATTAGTTTTGCTTCAAAAGGTAATGCTTCCAAAGTTAGGGAGAGCATCTTCACTCTTTTGGGCAATAAATTGAAATTGGCTTTGAATGCTAGAAAGGTACAACTAGCAAAAGAATCACTCTCTGGAGCCAATGATGTCAAGAAAAACAAGTAAAGATATTGTAAATAGTCTTAATAATCCGTCTAAGTTAAAGGCGCTTACTAGTGCTGTACTTACAAATAAGATTAAAGCACGCCTTGGTGAACTTAAGAAAGTCATTGCCAAAAAGATTTTGGATGAAGAACTTTCAAAAGCTGAAGCTGAAAAGAAAGTTGAGTTACTTAATAAGAACTTAAAGCATGGACAATGGAAACTTATTCCTATGTCTGTGCCAGGATCTAGTAAGAAATACTTTAGCGCATTGAATACAACTACTAGAGAGAGAATAGATTTAGACGATTTTGATAAAGTTTTAGGAGCAGAATAACCATGAAACTTATTAGAGAAGACATACAAGAAATTAAATGTATTAAAGAAGCTGGTTCAAAGGGCGAGAAGAACTATTATGTTCAAGGCGTCTTTATGCAGGCTGAAGCACAGAACAGAAATGGAAGAATATATCCGTTACATGTTCTACAAAAAGAAGTTCGTAGATTTAATGAAGAGGTTGTAAAATCGGGTCGTGCTCTTGGAGAACTTGGACATCCTGAGGGGCCAACTATCAATTTAGAGCGTGTATCACATCAAATTAAAGAACTTGTAGAAGATGGTGATAACATTGTTGGTAAAGCAAAGATTTTAGAAACCCCATATGGCAAGATCGTTAAGAGTTTTCTTGATGAAGGAATCAAACTCGGCGTATCATCAAGAGGAATGGGATCACTTGTTCCTTTGAAAGGTGGTATACATGAAGTACAAGATGACTTTTATTTGTGTACTGTTGATATAGTAGCTGATCCTTCAGCACCAGATGCTTTCGTAAATGGTATGATGGAAGGGAAAGAGTTTGTTTGGGAAAATGGTATCATCAAAGAGATGAGCATTGAACAATATAAAGAAAGAATTAAAAGAGCGAAGAGTAGAGAATTAGAAGCAAAGAAAGTTGAAGTGTTCGCAGATTTCATGAAGAAATTAACAGGGAACTAAATGGCACTTACTCAACAGATGATGCTCATTTTAATTAATGAGTATTTTACTGACCCAAAAAATTTGGGGTACCGTAAGTATGGCCGAATGGATGGTATCAAGTTTTATGTACCACAAATACTACAACTGTTAAATACTGCTAGAGATAGAACTATCTATAAATCTAAAGATTCTGGATCTATATTGAGTAATCAAGAAGATATATTGGCAAGTCAAAATTATTATACAAAGATTTCTAGATCTCATGATGTCCCTAGAGTATGTGAAATCTTTAGTGGCATACCTGGTGCGCCTAATGCTTTAACTGAAGCTGATATATTGCAAACTTTGTCATTATTCAGTGAATTAAATCCTACAATGGAATTACCAACAATAGTAACGGAATAACATGGCAGTTTCAAAAATTACTTATTCAACGTCAACAGCTATTACAATTTCTTTAGCAAGTTTAGCTAACTTGTCAGCTAGAGAATCTACAGTTATTGATAATAGCAGCAACCTATATTTGGATGCGATAGTGTATTTGGCATTGGATTTGAACACTGGAACACCTTCTCAAGATCAAGCATTCAATATTTACTTCTATGGTTCTGAAGATGGAACTAATTATACTGATAATGCTACTGGTTCAGATGCTCCGATTACTTTAAGATCTCCAACTAATTTAAGAGGACCTTTTATTATTGCTACACCAACTTCTGGTGGACTTGTTTATAAAGCTGTTATCGGTTCTGTAGCATCGTACTTCGGGGGTGTTCTTCCTAGAAAATGGGGTATAGTTGTAGAAAACCGCTGCGGAGTAACATTGTCTGGCACTGAAGGTAACCATATAAAGTCATATACTGGCCTTACTATAACTTCAACATAACCCCGGAGTTTAGTAATGGGCATAATTAACAATCGCCGCAAACAGTATATTTCGCAGCCGCCACCTGGAACACCCATAGACGTTGGTTTACGTTTAGCTCAAAATCTACTTTCCTATTGGCGTGTTGATAATGATATTACAAGATTGCTTGATAATGGTCCTGCAAATAAAATTGGTAGACTAGGTGCTGGTGTTACTGTAAATAGAGCTACAAATCAAGGAGCATCAAGACCATATTGGAATCAACATCTTGAGTTTAATAATGCTCTAAACTCTCAAGTTACTATCGGGAACAGTCCACTTTATCCTTCAGGGACTTTAGTCAATGGATGGTCACTAGAATTTTGGGTTTCTCCAACAACTGGTTCTATTAATACAGGTTGGTTTACTTATACAAGCAATGCTGTAGGAAATGGTTCGAATATCACAGTTCGTTCTGTTGGCACAGGAGGAACAGTTGGAAATATAACTGTTGATTTTATTGGTGATGTTGTAAATACTCCAAATAGTATTAATCAAAATATTTGGAATCATGTTGCTATTACTCTTCCTAGAAATCCTACAAGTAGAGATGTAAAAATATATATTAATGGTTTGCTGCAAGGCAATACATTTACCGGCGTATCTCAAACATTGAATATGAGCAATATTTCCGTGCTCATTGGAACAACCTTGGGCGCAGTATTAGGAAATGGACAATGGGGACAAGCTAGATTATTTGAAAGAGAATTAAGATATGCTGAAGTATTAGAATATTTTCAAAATCCTTGGACTGATACAGTTCAGATGGATCTTGTTGCTAGGGCGGCAATAGCTAATGCGAGCGTTGCGGTACAAACTCTTAGCCCTACAGGTATTGCTTCTGCTGAAGCTTTTGGTACAGCTAAACTTAATCTCAACATTCATAATGCTGGTAATATTGCCTCTCAAGAAGCATTTGGTACAGCTAAACTTAATCTCAACATTCATAATGCTGGTAATATTGCCTCTCAAGAAGCATTTGGTACAGATTTAATTGTACATGAAATCGAACCACCTTCTATTCCTAGTGCTGAATATGTAAGCCCTGTTGTTATAAATCCTGGAACTGTTAATATATTTCCTACTGGACCTCCTTCTGCCGAGGCCTTTGGCACACACCAAATTAAGCAGAAAATACATCATAACTCAATAACTTCTGCCGAGGCCTTTGGTACACACCAAATTAATAGAAAGATACACACAAGCAGCATTCCTAGTGCTGAGGCCTTCGGATCCCATCAAGTCAATCTCAATATTCATAATGTAGGCAATATTGCCTCTCAAGAAGCATTTGGTACACCTAATATAACAACAGGTGTAGTCACTATTCTTCCTTCAGGGATACCTTCCGCTGAGGTATTCGGAACCCATAATATCGTTAAAGAAGTAGATGATATTGGTATACCATCTGAAGAAGCATTTGGTAATCATCAAGTTAATTTGAATATTCATAACGTTGGTCAGATACCTTCTGCTGAAGCATTTGGTAATCATCAAGTTAATTTACATATACAACCATCATCTATACCTTCTCAAGAAGCATTTGGTACGCCTAATATTACTACTGGTGGTATTAATATTTTTCCAAGTAGTATCA